CTTCCATTATATGATTGTGTGTCGTTTTACCGCGACACCCGGCAATCATACATATTCATTGCAGATCTCGTTCTGCTCTTATTTTACGTTTATGAAGACGTGACGAATAGGGGTAGAACCCCTAATCGCATTTGCTTTATTTGCTTTAAGAGACCTATAGAATAGACAATAGTCTAATTTATAGATTATGAGAATGTATATTAATATGATATTTAGTCACCGCTCCGGAAATTAATTTTTTCCTAAGTGATGACCGTATGAACGAAGCAGTTGTGGCTACTGTTTCTTATGTTTGTACCGTCACCCCAGAGAGTCAACTCTGTCGTAAATCAACCCCTTCTGTAGAAGGTTTTAGCAGCCCGTAAGGATGAGCTGTGTTTGAATCTGTCTGCACAGATTATTGAATTTCATGAAGAGAAATTTAATGACTGATAATTAACATTTGTAAGGTTTTATGTATCTTTGGAATCCCACTTATATATACTGATTTCGCTTTAACCAATCTCCACCCGCAGCAGGGTAGAAGAGAGATTGTAGATTTAACAGATATTTAAGAAGAATTGGTCCATTGGTCTTAATTTGACTAACGTACTTGTACTTACTATAAATGAACAATATAAACTTATATAAACACGTTTACCTCATGACAACCTGAGTGAGGAGGTTTGGTCACCTAAATTTACCGTGTCCCTATATATTTTTTGAGGTTTTCAATAGTCATTTTATTGATTGGATTGAGACGATATCGTCTTGGTTTATTTAGCCCGTTGTGGCTAGTCCCTAACTCCACTAAAATTATGAATTCTTTTATATTCGAGGAATCAAATTTAAACGACCAGGAGTTCTCCACCTGTGAAGGTGTTGAGTTTAATTACCATTACACAATTGAAGAATCTGGCTGTGAAAATCAGCAGCATTATATAATGCACGATTATGAACTTCCTTTAATCGTAATGGCCCTGTTAGGCTTTATTCTTTTGTGGGCATATTTAGCCTATTCACGTAGGTTTATTGTGCCCGTATTTAAGAGTAGAAGTCTTCATTTTTTGTTATTTTTGACCTGTCCTGTTTGGTTTTACCATTGGGGATCTTGTTATAAATTTTTCCTTTCTATTAATAGTCTCCATTTATTAATAATATTTATGGAGTATATCTTTGATAGTCAAAGTGGTTATGGAAAGAGTAAATATGAAACACGCAAAAAGAATGACAAGAAAGCTCGCGAGAGAAGAAATCGTGCGCAGCGAGAAAAAGAAGCTCGCATTCGAGAGAATAAAGAGAAGAAGCGTATTCGTAACGCTAATCAACCTTTGAATTCTCAATTTGGCATTAAGGAAGCTGTAGATTTCACGTGTGATGCACCTGATTGGGTACTAGATAGTTTTGGTACCTATTGGTTGATGTTCCGTGATATTGCATCTGAATTTAACTTTTCTTTGCCCGACATTTCTTTTCCAGATTTTGGAAAGTATTGGACATTATTTAAGGAAAGTGAGATTTTTGCTGAATTTTATAACATTCTTCGTATGATGATCACATTGGGATTTTTGAAGAAAATTGATATTTCCTTTGGAGGAATGTCAATGTTTGTTTCTGAACCATTACGCCAGCAGATTACTGTTATGCAATTGGTTGAGAAAATTGTAATCTTTGGTAAGTTAGTTCTTTCTAAAGCCAATTTAGTTTTTGAATCTGGAAACATTGATTTGTTTTTCCAAACAGAAGCTAAGAGTGCTTATGATGATGAAGTTACTTTTATCAAATCCCAAAAGGCTCGAATTGATTTAGGCCGTAAGGCTGAAATTGATGATGAGACATATGATCGTCGTGTTCATGAATGCATTATGACTACTTTGTCATTATTGAACACTTGCAAGACTAGTGAGAGAGCTTATTACTCTACTCGTCTTGCACTTTTGCGAGAAATTCAAACATCCCGCACTTTGTCCAAGAAGGAAGGTATCCGTGAGAAACCTTATGGAATACTTCTTTATGGCGCATCAGGTGTTGGAAAATCTGCGATTGCTAATGCTTTAACGCGTTTTGTACTTCAATCCAACGGATTTGATTACAGCCCACGTGCTGTAACTTCGTTGAATATGGAGGATAAATTTCAATCGGAATTTTCTACTCACCATAAGGGAGTAATTTTCGATGATATTTGCAATACTGCATTAGATCGTACGGATGGATCGCCTACATTGCCCGTTATTATGTTTTTAAATAACATGACAATGGCTGCTTTGAATGCCAATGCCGATTTGAAAGGTAAGGTTATGATTGAACCTATGGTGGTTACTGCAACTACTAATGTTAAGGACTTAATGTCTAATCAATTATCAAATGAACCTTTATCTATTAATCGTCGTTTCGATGCTACTATTACTCAGCGCGTAAAGCCTGAGTATCGTAAGCCTGGAACGGAAATGTTGGATAGTTCGAAGATCGCCCATATGTCTGGAGATCAATTCCCTGATTATGCCGTTTTCACTGTTGAGGAACCCCGTTACATGGAGAACAAGACAGGTGATAAATTTAAGTCAGGAAAAACACAACATATAGTATTTGTACCTCGTGTATTCGAGGGAAAAGAACTTGTTGATGTTGATATTAAGACATTATTACGTTTTTTGAAGGCTGACTCTGAACAGCACTTTGCTCATCAGAAGTCATTTGTTGCTTCACAACGTGAATTGGCCGATATGCCGTTGTGTGAGTGTGGTTTGCCAGTTGGTATGTGTGATCCTTGTCCTTTGGATTCACAGGCTGGTATTCCCAATGTCGGTGAGGTTGTTGAATACCTTACTGCTTTGGAAATTCGTATTATTGCATGGATTAATGCTTTGTTGCAAGCTCTTATGATTTCACGTTTTGGATCAGCTATTATTGCTTACCTTATGCGAGACAAATTGAGAGAAATTGTTATGGGTAGCATTGGTTATTATCTTATTTGTGTTATTATTACACTAGGGTATGATGCCTTCATGCATGTGCGAGGATCGTGGATGATCCTCGCTTTTACGTTATTATACTCATTATATGTTTTTGTCCGTTTTTACATGGTCCGTCGTTCTGTGATTAAGAAATTTGCTAACATTCCTTTGCTTTCCACATATATCCGAGAGATGAGTTGGAGTGCAAAGTTGAGAGTTATGTATTTTTTGATGTCAATTGGCGTTTGGAAAATTTTGGTTATGCTTGCTAAGAAGTGGAAGACTCTTCCTACTTCACAAGCTGCAAAACCAATCATGTTGAAACCAGATGCTAAATCATGGCAGAATGAAACTGAGTTTTGGGATTCACATGCTCGTGAGCGTCAGTATCTTTTTGGAGATGCTGGTATTACTGAAAAATCTCGTACTATTACCGTTGAAAATTTTACAAAATTACTTGGAAACAAGTTAATGATTGTTGAAAAGGGTAATGGCCAATTTTGTAATGTTGTACCGCTTAAGAGTAATGTTCTTTTGCTTCCAAATCACATGGTTACGTCTAAAACTGAATTTGTGACGTTGACTAAGATTGGAGGACATACATTTAAGAACATGCCCTTGGATGACAAGGTTGCTGTAAAAATACCTGGAACAGATTTTGCCGTTTGGTATTGTCCGGGAGCAGGATTGCATCGTGATATTATTGATTATTATCCTAAGGATATTGAAGAAGGTAAGAAGGTTGAAGTTTTTACTATTTACAATAATGAAGGAGAATTGATCAAATTCTCGAGTATGACTGCTATTCGTGGTAGAGTTGTTACAACCCAAGGAGGAATTTTCCCAGGATATAGATATACTTTTCCTGAAGAAACCTTTGGAGGATTGTGTATGGCAACTTTGGTTGGTAAGGTAGATGGTATGCCATTTATTGCCGGCCACCATTTGGCCGGAAGGGGTTATAATGGAGCTGCTGGTGTTTTGACTAGAAAGTCTTTATTAGAAGCCATTTCCAAACTTAATGAGAGACCTCACGTTTTGGTCTCTCATTCTGCTTCTTTATTGGAGGCTGAGAGCATGGGCATTAATTTTGGACCATTGACTGTTCCTCATGATAAATGTATTACTAACGATTTGGAACTTGATGCCAAAATCAAAGTAATTGGAGAACACAATGGTTCCGCTCGTTCCACTCCAAAGAGTGCTGTAGTTACTTCTCTTATTTCAGTTGCCGTTGAGGAAATTATGGATATTGAGAAGAAGCATGCACCACCTAAGGAGATGGGCGCTATGCGCCACAAGGAGTTAGATATCAGTGGTAAGGTTGATACTGCTACTGAATTTGATTCCGAATTGCTTAATAAGGCTGTTATTGATTATGGTCTTAGTCTTGAGGCAATTCCTTTATCAGAACTCGCCAAAGTAGGTAAGATCAGTGATGATGTTAACCTTGCTGGGTTAGATGGAGTGTTGGGTATTAATGCAATGAATTTTTCAACGTCGATTGGTTTCCCTGGGAAGGGAGCCAAGACACAGTTTGTTGAGAAATCAGACCGCCATGTTGAGGGAATTTCGTGCCCTCGTGACGTGGATCCTATGATCCTTGAAGAAATTAAGAAGATGGAAGCCAAGCTTTTAGATGGTCAATCCATTAACACTGTTTTTAAGGCTTCATTGAAGGATGAACCCACAAAAATTACGAAAGATAAGGTGCGTGTATTTGCTGCGGCAAACATGCCTTTCGTAATGCTTGTTCGTAAGTATTTTCTTTCACTCGCTGCTTTGGTGCAGCGCAACAAGATTGCTACTGAATGTGCTGTTGGTACTATTGTTCAATCACCTGAATGGACAGAATTATTTGAGCACATTGGTAAGCATGGTTGGGAGCGTGCCATTGCTGGCGATTTCGCCAACTTTGATGGACGTATGAGCCCCCAATTTATGTTGGCTGCTTTTAAACTTTTGATTAAGTTAGCAGAAAAGAGTGGAAATTATGATGAGGAAGATCTCATTATTATGCGTGGTATTGCCACTGAGATTTCTTACCCGACTTATGATTATTTTGGAACTTTAGTTCAGTTTATGGGATCAAACCCATCTGGACATCCTTTGACAGTTGTTATTAACAGTTTTGTTAATTCTCTTTACTTGCGTTATTGCTGGTATGCTATTGCAAAGGAGAAGGGATGGTGGAAGGTACCACCTCTCAATTCCAAAGTTTCAATTATGACTTATGGCGACGATAACATTATGACAGTAGCAGAGGGATATGATGATTTTAATCATACTGCTATTTCTGCTCAGTTGGCTAAGGTAAGTATTAAGTATACCATGGCTGATAAAGAAGCAGAATCTGTACCTTACATCAATCTTAGTGATGCTTCATTTTTGAAGCATTTTGCAGTTTGGGATGATGAATTAGGTTTATATAGATCTCCTATTGAAGAGGATTCGATTTCGAAGATGTTGCATGCACACTTGAAATCCAAGGTTTTGTCCATGGAACAATCAAGTGCTGAGGCAATTCAGAATGTAGCATTGAAATATTTCGAATTTGGCCGTGAAGTTTACACCAAGCGTGTTGCTCAGTTAGAGCAGGTTGCACGTGACTCTGGTATTCAGGGTTACGTTGGCCCGATCATGAGTTATGATGATCGTGTCGCTTGGTACCGTGAGAAGTTCGACCTTTAGGTCGGCTTCATAAGCCCGCCCTGGGGGCTTTGTACCTTGGGCTACCGTTGCTGTATGGTGGAAAAGCTAAAAACAGTTGTTTGTGTTTGATTAACGCATGATTTACTAGGTTCTGCATTACCTAGATATTATGGACAGCTACACAAATAGTCATTGTATATATATATCGTTATTTAGCGATGGGGTGACGCCCAACAAAACAGCACTGTTATGTTGTCGATTGATGCACCGCACATAATATTGTATAAATTGCATTACTAATTTTACTACAATTTTAGAGGACAGTGCCCTCTATAATAACACTGATTCTAACGCCGCTTTGCGGGATATCCATCGTGTCGAATCTTTCGATGAATTGGATGGGGTGGAGTACCTCAGGTCTCGTATTAAGGACCTAATACTCAAATTAGCCAAGAAATATAGACATGTGTCTCAATTGGAGAGGCGCATTGCACGATTAGAAGAAATGATTTTGGTTTCACAATCTGGAGTTGTGTCGGATTCTGATCCTGCACCAGGTACTCAAGAGAATGAAGTAGCTCCTATGAGTAAGGAGCAAATTACTTCATTTGCAGATCAAGATGCTGGTTGGATTACTGAAAAAGTTGGTATGTATGATCCTACTATGGATCTTGCCAACAATAGTGATAGCAATCTTGGGAATTTCTTGAACCGACCTATTCGTCAATCTGCCCAAACATGGGTAGTTGGACAACCTTTCTTTTATAGGTTTAATCCTTGGACCGCATTTTGTGAAAATCCATATGTTCGTGATAAAATCAAAAATTATGAATTGTTGCGTATGAAGCTCCATGTTAAAATGGTTATTTCAGGCACCAAGTTTCATTATGGTCGTTCTATTGTTTCGTATAATCCGTATACTGCTGGAGATCAAGTTACGGTTTCCAGGAATTTTGTTCCAGCGGATGTGATTCAAGCTTCACAGAAACCACATTTCTTTTTGAACCCTACCAAAAATACAGGTGGGGAATTGTGTTTGCCATTCTTTTGGCCAGATAATTATTTGAGCATTCCTAGAGCAGATTGGGATGATATGGGAGATATTGTTATTAAATCTCTCGCAAATCTGTTGCATGCTAATGGAGGTAATGACCCAGTTACTATTACTACGTATATTTGGGCCGAGGATGTTGTACTTACTATTCCTACCTCTTCCGATCCACCACTTGTTTCACAAAGTGGTAGGAGAGGGGCACGTGTTTCCACTGGCGATAGGGGAAATACAATTAATGCTAAAGATGAGTATGGGCAAGGAATTATTTCCAAACCCGCTGCTGCAGTTGCACGTGCAGCTGGTGCTTTGTCACAGTTACCAATTATTGGCCCTTATATGAGGGCAACCGAGATTGGTGCGCAGGCTACAAGTAGAATAGCTCAATTATTTGGATATTCTAGGCCAAATATTATCACTGATATACAACAATTTAAACCTATCCCAACAGGTAATTTATCCAATACCGATGCAGCTGACGCTGCTCTCAAACTTACCCTAGATAGCAAAGCAGAATTAACTGTTGATTCACGTACAGTAGGTTTAGATGGCACAGATGAGATGGGTATTCTTGATTATGTAAAGAGAGAATCGTATTTGACTCAATTCCTTTGGGCTCCAGATGCGGCGCCTGATACTTTACTCTGGAATTCGCGAGTATTGCCTATGCAATTAGATAATTTTCAGGGCGAAATTCATATGACGCCACTTGCTCATATGGCAACTTGTTTTAATCGTTGGCAAGGCTCTTTGAAGTTTCGATTTCAGATTGTAAAGAGTGATTTCCATAAAGGTCGTATTTTGGCCAGATGGGATCCAAATCAATTTACTTCGTCAGTTAATTATAATATTAATTATTCACGTGTTATTGATATTGCTGAAACCGATGATTTTGAAATTGTTGTTGGTTGGGGTCAGAATACCCCATGGAAACAATGTGGTGTTCCGTATGATACAGGATCTAATTTTTCATCTTTTTCTAGATTGCCTGCCAATTATATTGAAGCGAATGGTGTACTTGAGTTAACAGTTCTTAATGATCTGGTATGCCCAAGTGTTGATGCACCTATTTTTATTAATGTATTTGTATCTGCTTGTGATGATTTTAAGTTGGCTGAGCCTAAGAATTATGACTTAGCCGATTATCATTTATTTCCTGAGCCTTTGGTTGCTCAATCTTCTGTATTAGAAGAATTAGCGGAGGCTGATGAAATTTTAGAATCACAAAGTAGTTCTCCTAACGTGGAGACTGGCGATACTACTGCTTCAGATAAGCCAACTTCTTCTGGGGAAATTATGACTATTGCCAAAAAGTCAGAAGAGGAAGATGCAACTTATTTGGTTTTTTATGGTGACCCACCTTGCTCAATTCGCGAATTGTGCAAGCGTTACACTTTTACTAGATTTTGGTTTCCTACAGAGGCTAGTTCCGATTCAATTCGTGTTAACGAATTAAGGAACAAAGATATGCCTTATTATACAGGATATGATCCGCAAGGTATTGATTTAGCAGTTGATGGTGTAACACCTCTTACAGTGGGACCCACCACATTTACTTCTTGGTTTATGCCAGCATATGCCGGTTATCGTGGAGCTATGCGTAAGAAATATTTCTTTACTGCAGATGATACCACGCAAACACCATTAGTGACTCGTGATGAATTTTACAATACTGGAAACGGTACATTTTTCAATTCCGAGGCATTATTAGGGGCAGGTCGGGCATTCATCCAGAAGTTCCTTTCAGCTAAATGGGCATTGAGCTCTGGTAATGGAACTGCTGCGACAAATTTATCTATTAATAATTCTATTGAGGTAGAATTGCCTTTTTATAGACCAAATAGGTTTGCTCGAGCACGAACTATTGAAGCTCAGATTTTGCCTAGCAATTCCCATTTAGTTCGAACCACAGATACTAATATAACGGGTTCTACTCCAAGTCCAGCAACTGTATATCAGCAACATGATGCAGTTGGGGAAGATTTTTCATTGTTCTTTTTTACTGGAGTACCTATTTATTACCAATATGTAGTTACTGAATCTACATAAGTATCTTTTGTATATTATTGTATAATTTATATATATTTCTCAGAATCAAACGTAAGATTCTAGTTCTGAGATCTAATTTTGTTTTTAGAATCGACACTCACTCTAAGTCCAAGACGGACATTGTGGGAATCATGAGGATGGCCCTCATGTGAGGCACTAGCGTGTCTTGAGACTAATCTAGCTCTTTTATGAGTGATCTGGTATTTTACCTGGAGATTAGTCTCCAGGGTTTTTGCCCAGGTCATAAATTTAAGAGTCAGACGTCTCGCCTGTACATTTTAGCCACAATGGTTTTACCTCCTGTTCTTTTGGAGGGTTTTAACTACCATTGCAGGAATGTACATAGTTCAATGTTGATAAGACATTGGGCGAGGCCTTTTCTGCA